TGACATTGGTGGTACAGCAACAGAATTAACTGCTGACTTGCTTTTCAAAGCACAAGCTATTTTAAGAAGTGCAAACGTACCTGCACCTTATTATGCTGTGTTTCACCCAAAAGCGACTTTCAATTTAAAGAAAACTTTAACACAACCAGCTTATGCTAATGCTACTGGTGGTGCTATTTCTGATGTTGGAAATGAAGCTTTATTAAATGGATATATCGGCAGACTTGCTGGTATTGATATTTTTGAAAACGCAAATATCGCTATTGATGCTTATGATGATTCATTCGGTGCAGTATTTCACCCAATGTCAATCGGACTAGCATTAAAAGAAGATTTCAAAGTAGAAACTCAAAGAGACGCATCTCTAAGAGGAACTGAAATTGTAGCATCAATTACATACGGAGTAGGTGTATTAAAAGACACTTACGGAGTATCTGTAAAAACTGATACTGCTCTTTAATTAGTTTAACTTGGTGGGGTGTAAAAGCCCCATCAACCAAATATTACTATGGCAAATTTTACAGTAGATGCAGATTTAACTTTTTACCAACCAGATATTCTTACGTTTGGTATTGCATCATTCACAAGTCCAAATGATTACCACGCACAAGCAAGAGCAGATATAGAACGAGATTTAAGAATAAGATGGTTTCCTATTTATTCAAAAGAAACTTATAGAGATATTTCAATATTAAACACAACTGAAATGGACGCAACATTATTAACTGATGCACAATTTAAAAGAGCAAGTGTTTATAAAGTAATTGGTTCTTATGCTTGTCCACAATTAACTAAATTTAATTCAAATGATAACCCTGATAGATTCCAAGTTATGATGAAACATTATCAACAAATGTATGCTGATGAATTTGAATCTATTTTAAGAGATGGTGTTGAGTATGATGCTGATGATTCTAATACAATTATCAATGCAGAAAAAGCACCTTATCATAGACTTAAACTAATTAGATGAGATTAACTGTTGAAGATAATTCATTACAAGTTGCTAAGAACTTTGAGAAACAAGTAAGAGAACAACCACAAATAGTTAAGACTGCATTAGGAAGAACTGCTGAGTTCTTAATGGGTATTATTAAACAAAGAACTTCACGAGGAGTTAGTGCTAATGGAAATGCTTTCCCACCCTATTCAACTAAACCATATTTCTTTAACATTACTCCAAGATCAGCAACTCCAACTTATAAAACATTTCAAGGTGGTTACAAAGAATATAGAACTTTTATGGGCAGACAAAGTAATAAAGTTGATTTAAACTTCTTTGGAAATATGCTTTCAAACATAACTCAAAAGTCATCACCAACAGAAGCTATTATTTATTTTGCAAGTAAATTTGAAAATACAAAAGCATTAGGAAATCAAAGAAAAAGAAAATTCTTTGCAATAGGACAAAAAGAACAACAACCTATTATGAATGTATTTATGAAAGAATATAATAAACTATCTAAAATATAATGAGCAAACGAGAAGATATAGCATCTAATATAGTAACAGCAATTTCAACTGGCACATCTCCAATAACTTTAAAGAAGGTAACTAGAGAACCTTTTAATGTTGATGAGTTATCTGAACAACAATATCCAGCTTGTTTTGTGCAATCAGGTAATGAAACTAGATCAGATCAAACAATAAGTTTTACAAGTGCATTAAGAGAAGCAGTAGCAGATTATGTAATCGTTGGTTATGTTAAAGGAACTCCAACAAATATTGACACAAAAAGAAACGAGTTAATTACAACGATTGAAACAAGATTAAATTCTGATAGAACACGTGGTGGGTATGCAAAACAAACTCAGGTAGTAGAAGTTTCTACTGATGAAGGAGTTTTGTTCCCCATTGGTGGTATCAGAATGGTGGTGCGAGTTATGTATCAATACACTTCTGGCACACCTTAACATTAACAATACAAGGAAAAAAAAATGGCAACACATACTGGCTCAGAAGGTGTAATAAAAATTGGTTCAACTGTTTTAGGTGAATTAAGAAGTTATACATTAGAGCAAACATCAGACACTATTGAAGATACTTCATTAGGTGATTCTACAAGAACTTACAAAACTGGCTTAAAAGGTTTTTCTGGTTCAGCAAGTTTATTTTTTGATGAAGCAGATGCAGGACAATTATTAGTAACTGCTGGTTCATCAATAACTATAAACGTATCGCCAGAAGGCACATCAACTGGAGATAAATATTTTTCAGGAACTGCAATCGTAACTGGTTATAACGTAAGTGCATCTTTTGATGGAATGGTAGAAGCAGAAATGACATTTACTGGAACTGGCGAATTAACAGTTGGAACACACGGCTAATTAACTAAAAAAGGAAGAATATGAACGTAATAGATAGAGTGAAGGCACAATTTGAATTGAGGTAGCTGAGTGGGGCGAGGAAGGCAAACCTTTAATAATATATTGCTCACCATTTACATTAGGTGAAAAAAGAAACCTTTTTAAAGGTGCTAGGAATGATGATCTAGGAGTATTAGTAGATGCAATAGTTCTTAAAGCAAAAGACGGAGAAGGAAATAAAATATTCAAACTAGATGACAAGCTAACATTATTGAATAATGCTGATGCAAATGTTATAGCTAGAGTATCAACAGAAATGTTGAATGGTATATCTTACGAGGAAGCTGAAAAAAAGTAAGAACTGATACAGAACTTTTTTCCATTTTAAGTTTGTGTCAGGAGTTAAAAAAATCAATGGAAGAAGTTTTGTGTATGACACAAGATGAATTTTATTATTGGATAGCATATTTTAAGGTGAAGGCAGAAAAAGAAAAACTACACTATGGCAGATCAGCAACTAAACATAAAACTTAATGTCATAGACAATGCTTCCAAAGCTTTTACACAAGTTAAAGATTCTATATTTAATGTTAAAAACGCACTAATAGGTTTAGGTACTGGTGTAGCTTTTAAAACATTAGTAGATATAGGCAGACAAGCTGAAGAAGCAAAAGCTAGATTAACTTCATTAACTGGAAGCACAGCACAAGGTGGTAGAGCATTTGACCAATTTACTAAATTTGCCATAAATGCAAAAGTTCCCTTAGAAGAAGTTATAGCATCATCAAAAAAATTAATAGCTTTAGGTGCTTCACCAGAAAAGTTAGCAAAAAACTTAGAAATAGTTTCTAATATATCTGCACAGACTGGATTATCTTTTGAAACAACAGTAGATCAATTTGCTAAAGCAACCACTAAAGGATTGTCTAATGCTAGAATATTTGCTGATGAAAACATTAGAATTTTATTAGGAATACCAAGAGGGTTAGAAGTTAGTGGTAAAGAATCAGCAAGATTGTTTGAAAGAGAATTTTCAGGTAGTGGTAGATTTGGTCAAGCTAACAAAAATATTAAAGACACATTATCAGGTACAATAATTGCATTAAGAAATATTTTCTTTACTTTTGCAAGTGAAATAACAACTGGTTTTTTTGGAACATTAAAAAGACAATTAGGAGATTTAGAAGTTTTCTTTAATAAAAATAAAAAAGCTATATCTGATTTTGCACAAAATTTAGGAGAAGTTTTAGGAACAGCAATAATTATTGTTGGTAAAGCATTAAAATTATTTGTAGATAATATTGAAATATTCATAGCAATATTTGTTGGTGGTCAAATTTACAAAGCAATAGATGGTATAAAAAAATTAGCTATTGCAATCGGTTTTTTGAATGTAGCATTTTTAACACCCATTGGAATTGCACTAGGTGTAATTGCTGGTGCAATAGCATTAATTTATACAAATTCTCGTAATGCAACTGAATACACAGACAAATTTAAAAAATCATTAGAAGAAATAAGAGATATGCGTTTCGGTGAAACATACGAAGGATTAGATAATGTTCTGAATACTGAAAAAACTCAAAAAGCGAGTGAAGCTTTAAAAGAATTAGATTCTAATTTTATGGATTTTTTAACTCACATGGAACAATCACAAGACCCAACATTTTTAGAGAGAGTAAAAACTCAATTTGAAGATATAAATGACGTTGCTACTGATCTTGCTGTTACAGTTGCACAAGGATTAGCAAAAGCTGTTGGAGATGTTTCAAAGGGAATTGCCGAAAGTATTGTATTAGGAAAATCATTACAAAGCACTTTTAAAAGTATAGCACAAACAATTTTAGTAGATATTTTAACATCACAAATTAAAACATTAGCTAATCTTGCTTTACAAATAGTTTTGGAAAAAGCAATTAGTCAAGAAAAACAAGTTCAAGCATTTTATAGTTCAATGGGTGGTGGTGGGGGTGGTAGTTTTTTAAGTACAATAGCAAAAATTGGTTTTAACGCATTTGCTGGTGGTGGAAGTGTACCATTAGATGCACCTAATTTTTATAATCCAGTAATGGAAGCAGAAGGTGGTTCAGTAAGAGGTGGTATGCCGATTACAGTTGGAGAACGTGGTAGAGAATTATTTGTTCCTTCAACAAGTGGAACTATTGTACCTAATCACGATATGGTAAACACAGGACAGAATATAACATTTAATATTCAAGCAAATGATGTTAGAGGTATTAGAGAATTATTAATTCC